ATCTTGCGCCACCTATCACAGTGACGGTAGACCGTCGACCATTGTTGGTGAAGTGTTTAACGCTATCGAGTTTAAAGATTAGTTTTCTTCAGGATCAAAATCAAACTGTATATCTAAGTCAGCATCGGATTCAAATATTATTTCGCTGTCTTCCATTGCCTTTGCTACAGGCAAAGGAATGTAAATTAATTTACCGTTTTTATACTGTTTAAATTTTTGATAACAAAGTTTGCAAAAGAAAGTGTCGTCTATTACTTTCTTCATGCTTGTTAAATTACCACATCCTGGACACAGGCATACATTAATAACATTTTTATCAGTCATTTTGCCTCTCCCCAGTTCTTTACAATAGCATAGTCGACTTTGCTTGGTACATGTAGATCAACACACGTTTCCATTTTATTTTTTATATTAAGTGCCTCGCTTTTGTTTTCAACAGATATGTTTAATTCGTCATGCACTTGTATATGAGGTATGATACCATCCTGTTCATATAAGTCCACCATTGCTTTCTTTGTTTGATCGGCTGCAGATCCTTGAATTAACTTGTTCATTGCCTTGTACGTTCCTGCGCGCTTGTAATTGCCATGACCTAAAGCACCAATTGCTTCTTCTTTTGTTTTGTAAAAACCTTTCTTGCCAAACTCTCTTGGTTCATAAAAAGGAAAACGACAATGTCTACCTAATAAAGTTTTGATCTCTCCCCTGGCTGAAGCTTTGTCCATAACATTGTATGTTAATTGTTTTACAAAAGGAACTTTACTTTGATATGTGTTTATTATTTCTTCGGCCTCTGCACTTTCAATACCAAGTTCATTCATCAATTTGTTTTTACCCATGCCATAAAATAGACCAAGATTTATTGTCTTTGCCTGTCCGCGAGGGATCTGTGCGATATCTGCAACCATCTGATGAAAGTCAGCGTTGTCTTCACGATAGCCATTTATGATTGAGTGCACGTCTAAGTTGTCACAAAAAGCATAATGAACAACAAGTCTTGGTTCTTGTTGAGAATAGTCAAACATACCCCACTGCTTACCTTCTTCAGGTATAAACAAACTACGAATTAACTTTTTAATATCTTCGTTACGTGCAGGAATTTGTTGTAGGTTAGGATTACTATAACTGAACCTACCTGTTACTGTACCACCATCGTCACTTCTCATCTGATGTATCTCAGAATGTATGCGTCCTTTGTGTTGGTGTCTTAAAATAGTTTCTATAAATGTTGTGTTAGCCTTATTCATCTCTCTTGCTTCCACAATCTTTTGAGCTATCTCGTGTTCATTACTAGATAAAAAATTCTTTGTAAAACTTGGTGCACCACTTTTAGGTGTTCTAGGATAAGGTATGTTCAGATGATCAAAAGCTTTTGCAATAGAAGCTGCGGCCCATATTTCTATATCCATGCCACACATTTTTTTTATTTGTTGCATCAACTCTTTTTCTTTTTTTGATAATAACTTTTTAGCAACCTCTGCTTGCTCCAGGTCTACACGTACACCGTTTGCTCTCATGTCAATTAGACAAGGCTGTAACCTTGTTTCTAAATCATAAATATCGTGAAGATTTTGTGCTTCTATTTCTTTTTGATTAAACACATACAAATCGTACGTTAGCCGTGCATCGTATTCCGCATACTCACCAACATGCATAGAAGGTAATTTGTACATTTCTTTTTTTGGATCAACACCAAACTCTTTTGCTGCTTTGTATAATAAATCTTCGTTCTTTGTTTCACCTAATTTTTCTTTTGCTAAACTGTTTAACGTAAATGAGTATCTGTTCTCATCTATCAATGCACTTGAGATCATCGTGTCATGTATTTTACCGTTGACCGTTATCCCTAGACTTCTTAACCATCCTAAATCGTACGACGCATTGTGAAAAACTTTATCACAATCAAGTTTAGCTACGCTCTTAAACCAGTCTAACACCTTCTTTTTATTGAGGTTTCCGCCTCCATGAGCTATTGGATAATAACCTTGCCAATCAGCAGTTGCTACAGCGATACCGGTTACATAACCATCACCAGTTGCCCAACCAGAACCATGCGTTGTCAAATTTCTATCACACGTCTCTAAGTCAATCGAGATTAATTTTTCGTTAGACAAGTCAGGGTAATAATCTTTCGGTGTCCATTCAGTTGGTGCGTTGTATACAAACTTATTCATATTCTTCTTTCAGTTTGTTAATGTACCATATTGCTTTGTCCAAGTCTTCTATAACTTTCCCTTTATGTTGATGTCTCCATAAATATTTTATAGCGTTACCTTGTAAATAAAATTTAAAACTATCTCCAAGTGCAGACTTAATTGCATCAATACATTCTATTTCACCTTTTTTATAATGTGGTGGATGATTTACGTTGTCAGTCATAACGCAAACCTAAAGTGCATATTTGTTTGAGGCAATAGTACATGTAGTTCGTCCTTTGCTCTTGTGGCGCCAACATAAAATACTCTTTGTTCATCGTCGGAGTCTTTCTGGTACGCGTTGTATGTTTTTAAATTCATATCTGTCGCAAGTAATACATTATCAGATTCACCACCTTTTGCACCATGAATTGTAGATATTTTTATACGAGGTTTCTTAGTTATATCTTCTTCTCCAAGACCAAGACGTAATAGATATGCTCTATCTTTAAGATTAATTTTATCTAATGCTTGATGCCATTCACCAACACTGAAAGGGCCTAGTAATACTTTCAAAGTATCCATATCGTATAAATGACTATCATTCATTATATCTATTTTATCATTCGTTCCTTCTGCAACTTTCTTATAATAAAATATTTTCTTAATTGTTTTTTTGTCTACTGGATTACCTTCAACTAATTCGTTCCAACCTATAACTGCTTCAAACATTCTTTGAGGTATGGGTCTTACATTCTTTTTATATTCTTGTTTCTCATACCATAAACCTTGATTACGGCAGGCCTCTTCTAGTTTACTTAATATAAATTTATCTCTTCCAAGTATTAACCAGTTGCCAATAGAAAGATCAACACTTTCAATGGTTTGGTGATACTTTAGTAAACCCTCTTCTTCTCTTGGTTCCCATTCTTTTTCAATTCTGTTTTTAGTTATACTAATTATACCATCAGCAAATTCCTGTATTTGTTTTTTAACTCTATAGGATTGAGGAAGTGTTATTTCTGTAGCAGGATATTCTATAAATCTTTCAACGTCTGCGCCCAACCATCTGTAGATTGCTTGATCGTCATCACCTGCGAGATAAAGTTTACCTGCTGTTGATGCAAAATGTTCTACCATAGACCATTGTAAAGGAGTCAAGTCTTGCGCTTCGTCTATGAAAACTACATCAAGTTGAGGTAATAAGTTTTCATTAACTGCCTCGTAACACATATCAGAATAATCAATGTAACCGTTGACCTCTTTGTATTGATCGTATGCTTGAGAAAAATATTCTAAGAACTTCCATTCCACAACAGATGAGTCAACATACTTTTTGTAATGCTCTTGCAGTGGTATACCTCTTGCTCTAGCTAGGTTATGATGAGTTAAGTATATATTGTCAGATAACCCTGTTTCTTTATCTACAGAAAGTTTTGCTTTCAACCCAATTTTATCACCAAAAGATTTGTACTGTACTTTACCCATGACAGCACGTCCTTCTAAATTTATAGAATGATAACCACAAGAATGTAACGTAGAAAACCATTTAAAACTTTTTGCTTCAAGATCAAACTTTTCCATAGCTCTATCTCTTGCTTCGTGTGCTGCTTTTCTAGTAAAAGAAAAATAACCTATCTTATCAATGTCATTTTTCTCCATCTCTTCTTCCACATAATTTAAAAGAGTTGTGGTCTTGCCTGTTCCTGGAGGCCCTAATAGTTTAATAACTTCAGCCATTACGCCTCATACTCTTTCTTGTCTTTCATATCAGGGATAACTGTTTCAATGTCCTCCATCTCGTCAACAAATTCTGGAATGGTCCACACCTTTATAATTTTATCTTTGTCTCCAAAAGAATTCATTCGTAAACTTATCTTCTCACCTTTTACTTTATCTTTTAAAACAAAAGTTATCTTAGTCCTGTTGAACGCATTGAACTTTTTCTTTTGCAAAAAGTCTTCCAAATCTTTTAGTAAAAAATGATGTTTACGATTAGTATTGGCTTCTCTATTCAACCATGGTTTACCTAAACTAATTTCTTCTTTAGTTTCTGCCGCACCTTTGTTTGTGCACCATTCTTTTAGATAGTCTATAAATATCTCCGTATTACTCGTGCCCGTTATACCAGGGCTATCGGTTGATTCACCGAGTAACGCATTGATTTTCTCTGCCCAACGTGGAGCAGGTATGGTTCCTGGCATAATCTTTAACTGTTCAATACACGCTTTTTGAAAACGTGTTTGTAATTGAAGATCATCCGTTGTAAGCTCTAAGGTTGTGCCTCCATCTAAAGTCATAAACCATATAGGAGGTTCCACTCCAAATCGTTCTAGACCGGCAGGAGTAATCTCAAGATCAACTTTACCTTTACCATATTTACGTTTGTAACATTCTTTCTTATTGCAGTTAGATGCTAGAGGTTCTTTGCTACAACCATAGTCGTATTCTTTTTTAGTTATAGAATTAACTATAATATCAATTTCTTTTTCATCTAATGGCGGATCACATATATCTTCGTTGACCGTTAATAGTTTTAATTTAATTTTTTTCTCACCAGACTTTTGATAATAGACAGCTATGTTTGTCATTGTCTCATTGCGACCACCTTCAGGTATACCATTTGAATGTAATGTGTTCAAACATGGTGGACCATCCGCAAAGAAATCGTCTAATTTTAAATACTCTTTTTCTGCTCCCTCTTGTGCGTAGATATCATACAACGTATAGAACTGTTCTATACTACAAGGATTACCATCGTCATCTAAAGCGTATCTTTGACTATCTTCAGAATTAAAGTATGGAAGGTTTAAATAATTTCCTGTTTGTCCCCTATCTAATAACAACTTAGTTTGTTTTGGAAATATCTCCGAGCCCGCACAACCCAAAAAAGAAGCGAACTCCTTTAATTTGGATTGCACGAGACCAGCTTTCACAGGGACAGTGAAAAACATAAAGACATGAGCTCCGCCACTCTTTGATCTAAACACAATCAAAGGTAGCCCATGCTTTCTAATCTTTTTAATTAAATCAATATGACTAAAACCATTATAAATATCAATGTCAATACATCCCCATCTACAAGAATTGTTCTCATCAATTGGTATAATTCCTAAGCTTGTTTTGCCACTCAGATGATCTTCCCACAAATGTTCGGGCAGACCTTTCGGCTCTCTAATAATTTGATTTTTACCTTGCAGTTTACCTGCATCGTTTTTATCTTCAGGTATAAATTTGCCATAGGCAATACTTAACCCACTAAATATCTCTATAAATTTGTCTTTCATTGTGTCCCTCTATGTAAAAAGGGCGGCTTGCGCCGCCCTTAATCTTAGTATGAATTAGAAGTCGCTGCTTGCGCTTCTTCTTCATGTGACACCTTAACAGTATCTTTACCCACACTTTGTGAAAACAATTTAGCGGCGTCGTAAATGCCTTTATCGCTAACGGGACCAATCTTTTGAATGTCCCAACCAAACCACGTTCCTTTAGAATTTGATTTTGGTACTGTTCTTAACTTATAAATGTGACTATAAGAAGGAGGAGTAAATGGCTCTTCCTTACCTTGCATCTTCAAACCAAGCATCATGGAGTTCCATTTTCGTGAAGCTATTAAAGCTGTTGCTTTCATAACAATCAAAGCTGACTCAGTTTTTTTTCCATCAATTACTAATACATAATAGTTACCTGTTTCTTCTATGACGTTTCCGTTAGGTAATCTATTGTGATAACTAGCATCTTTAGGAGCTTTACTAAGATCAAATTCTGGGCCATGAACTGTTACAGGAGCACCGCTACCTGTCCCGCGTTCTCCCCACTCCACGTATTCTTTTTTAAAATGACAAGGAACTACATCTATTCCTTTTTCGCCATCATAAAGTGTATTAGACACAGTATTATAAATCATGCCGGGCTCTGCGCCTTCAACAAAATTATTACTTGCCTTATTACATTGTGGAGAGAGTTGAACTAACAATTTTAAAAACGGAAGAGCTAGTTCTTTTTGAGTGATATTTTCAAGTCCACTCTGTGTTAGTGCATCTGCCATAAACATATTTGTGTCAACAGTTGCAGCAGCATTGTTCGTTGTTTTTTGTACTTTATTCATTGTTATTTTTTCCTTTTTATTTTTTTCTTGTTACTTTTGCTTGCCTACCAACAAACGTTTTAAAAATATCTTCAGGCGGTAGCTCTGCACCTTTTTCGTGCAGTTCCCGAAGAGTTGCTTTTAAAGTCATGGGTTCAACTTTTAAATCTTGTTGAACCTCATAACCATTGGCGGTGGCTAACTTGGAAAACTCCAATGCCTTTCCGTCTTCGTTACGACCGAACCTAGCTGATATTTCATTCTTGATAATATCCCCTAGGTTATTGTCACGAAGCCATTGATATGCCGTTGCCCGTTCATCGGGATCCTTTGGCACACTAATTCCGTAAAAATTCTTTATTTCTATGGCACTTCCATCATTTAATTTAAGTTGTGTCAAGTTCTTTTCTCGCATTAGACC